TTGTCTTTTTTCTTAGCGGTCTTTTCAGGTTGTCGCTTAGAATTTTTTGTAACCCAGGTATAATAATTTTCAGCTATTGGCAGAGGATCTCTTCGATCATTCTCTGGTCCAAATTCAGTTGCTAGTCTTAAACATTCAAGTCTAACTTCTTCTTCTGTTATTATTTCACCTGGCTCAAATCTATCATCCATTGAGCATCTCTCTTAACTTCAAGACTTCTTGAACTGCTTTTTGATGATTTGGATGTGTTTTGCTCCAATAAGCAGATCCTTCTTGAGTAAGTTCGTTGATCTCTTTTTCAATGTCTTTAGCAGTCATATATTCAGATCCATCACCTTTAATGATTTCATCTTCAGATAATTTATCAGCTAATTCAGAAAAAGCTTTTATGACTTTAATATTGTCTCCAATTCTTGAGCCATCTTTAAGATATGTATTTTCTAAAAATTCAGATCCTAAAGAATTAACTGCAAGCTTTTTAGCCTGGTCAATCCTTTTAGCAAATTGAGGTCCAAACTCTTTTTTAAGTTCAGTCTCTGTAATTAGTTGAGCTTGAGAAGCAGCTTCTTCTTGCGATGCTTCCATATTACCATTCATCTCATTATAAAATTTAATAAGACCTTCAGCTTGTTTAGGAAGTAATCCTAATTGATGAGCAGTTTTATTAAATTCTTTAACTTGCGTTTGATCCAGTTCTTGATCATTGATGTTATATTTATAATCATCTGGATTTTCTGGAGCACCCAGTCTTTTAAATACTTCATTCCAATCCTCATCAGTTGCATGTTTATTTGGAACTGGAATTTTATCAGCTCCAACTAACTTTTGTGCATGAAGATAACTTTTTACGAAATCTTCCATGTTATTAAAATTGTCCAAAGATTTTTCTTCTTTGAAACCTTCAGGAATTAAATCTTTAAAATTTGTTTCCTGGTTACTCACAACTTCAGTTGCTACAGTATTATTCTGAACAACATCTGTTGGCTGTTCAGATTGCACCTCTGGTGCAGTTGTCTGATTTTCCATTTATATACCTATTGGTTATTTTGATTTAAGCATTGCTTTAATGAAAAGAGAAATTGATCTCTGTCCTTCAAGGAATGCAGTCTCATGACTGTTATCTTTTGAGAAAGTAGTCGTACTCTCATGACATCTTATTGAGATGTCCTCTAAAACTCTTTTGCCTTCATCTGATCCAAAAACTATTTTGTAATCTTCTCTAAGCTGTTTTATTTTTTTTTCTAATTCTTTATTGTGATCCATCTTGAACAACTTTTGCTAATGGTGCTGCATTCTTAGCCATTTGTGTTTCAGCCATTTGTTGCTGCATTTCCATTTGTTGTGCTTCTTGTTGAGCTCTTCCTTCTCTAATTTGTTGAACTTCTTGATCTGATTTAATAACTTTTGCTGGTAATCCTAAAATTGAAATAATATTTTTAACCAATCCATCTTCATCTATGTAATCCATAACTGGCATTGATTGAGCAAGTGATCCAAAAATTTCTAATCCTCTCATTAAAGATTGTAACTCTTGGCCTCTTTGAGCTAATGCCATTGGAGATACATATTCAATATTTAATTCTTGTTGTCCTAAAATATCTGGAGCTGGCATAAACATTTCTCGTCTTAAAAGAATATTAAAAATTCTAATAATTAATGGAGATAATAATTCAGATTGCAATCTACCTAATACTGGACCAAGTATTCTCATTTTCTCTTCTTGTCTTTGAATTACTTCAGTCGCTGTCATGTTTCTATTTTCAGTTACTACTAACTGATCGATATGAAACATTTTATTAATTGCATCTCTTCTTTGATTTTCGTTATTAATAGTAATTGAAGTATTAGCATTAATATTTAATGGCTCAATTCTATCTCTTGATCCAGATCTATAATAATTAATAGAGCCTGGAGACATTCTAATAGGAGCTAACATTCCATCATCTGGAATAAGAAGAGGAGGATCAATCTGTTTTGCAGCAGCCTTTAAACTATGCTCAACCATTTTATTTAAAACTTTAACGTCTGCTAAAGCATTCATTCCTGGAGATCTACCATATTGTTCAGTAGATGCTTTTAAATATCTTGGAATGACATAAGGATTTTCTAAAAAGCCACCGAATGAAATTATATGACCAGTACCATATTCAAAATAGATACTTTGAAATGGCATATTCTTTTTATCTTTTTTATTAGGATCATAATCAATTCTTGGTCTTACAACATGAACTAGATCTACATCATCAAAAGGATTTTTGTTTGCAATGTTTTGAATTTCTCTTGATACATTTTCAGATCCAAATTTAGATACAGCTGATTGAGCAGCCATTTTAAATCTACGATAAATTGTATCTACATAACCTTTTTTATTTTCCTGGATATAAAGTTCTTTAATATGTCTTGCAGAAAATAATATAGTATCTTCTTGATCTTCCTCGATCATTAGGCATGAAGTTCCAAATGCAATCAGATCATGATAACACTCAAATATTTCTTGTTGAAAGTTTGATTTAGAAATTACATCATACATTCTATCTGTTGCATCTTCTAACCACTCTTTGGCCTCATCACTATCATTTAAACCAGTTTCTTTAAATCTTAATGAAAACCATCTATTCGCTGATGAAGTCAACATACCATGCAGAGATGCAGCCAAAAGTTCTAAAGCATGTACAGCCGTTGCATCAAATATTTGTGTATGTCGTTTATCGCCTCTTGCTCGTTCTTTTGTGATCTCTGCTTTTCTAGGTAACATCAAATCTGCTACTTCTTGCCAATGGCTTTCAAAGTTAGATCTTTTTTCTTGTAACCTAGATAGGTTGTCTTTTAGCTGTCTTGCTAAAGTTCTAAATTCTTGTGATTGCATTTATTTTCTTTTTTTTCTTTTAGCTTTATTCTTTTTGCTATTTGGAAAACCAGCTTTCATATTCTTATAAGCTTTAGCTGATATAGTTGATTTCTTCTTTGATCTGGAAGTACCAGCTTTTTTTCTTTTATTAATATTTCTATATAAGCTCATAATTAACCTCCTAATAAAGTTTTTTTGCTTAATGTTGGGTAGCCTTGAACTCCAGTAACAGAAGTTAATACAGTTGCTTTCCTACCTTTTTTTTTATTTTTTAATGCAATTTCGTCTTGCTCAACTTCAACTGTTGTTGGAGCTGTTTTGTCAGCAACAATCGCTTTGGATTTAACATCGGTATTACTCATTTGAGATTTTACTTTAGGTTGCTCAACAGATTTTGGTTTTGGATTTGCTGCTACAAACTGAATATCAGCTTGTCTGCCTCCAGCATTTTCTCCTTCTCCTCCAAAATTATAACCACCTGGATTTTTTCTATCTACATTTTGATTTCTATTTCTTTGAGCTCCACGTTCTCTTCCAGAATTTCCATTACCACTAGGTCCGCCCATAATTATACTCCTGAAGTCAAACTAGACTTCGTTTCTTTTGTGTCATTGTTATTTTTTTTTACTTCATTTTCGTAAGTTGCATCAACAGCCTCATCTTTTAATATTAGAGGTTTTTCTTTTTTAACTACTGGCTTCTTTGAAAATATTTTTTTAATTATTTTAAACATTATGCACCTAATAAATTTTTTTTCTTAATTAGCTCGTCATCATTTAATCCAGATGCACTTGTAAGAATTGTAGATCTTCGACCTTTTCTTTTATTTGCTAATTTTAATTCTTCAGCTTCTCTTGCTTTATCAACTTTTTTTGGAGTTGGTTTTGGTTTTGGTTTAGCAACTGGTTTTGGTTTAGCAACTGGTTTAGCTTTAGGAGGCTCTACTTTCCTCACAATACCTTTGCTAACTGCCTTCTTAATAATTTTTGCTGGTCCACCCATGTTATGATCCTAATAAAGTTTTGTTATCAATGTTTTCTTCATCAATATTAGTAAGACCTTGTGGTCCAGTTAAAATTGTTGACCTTCTGCCTCTTCTTTTTTTCTCAACAGCTTTCATATCTTTTTCAACTTGTTCATCTCTTTCATCATCTTCATAAGAAACTTCTTCTTTTACCTTTACAGGCTCTGGCATGATGATTGGAGGTGGAGCTGGCATTTTTGGTTTAAATATTGATCCCATATTAAATTACCTTATAATTTGTATCGGCTATTGTTTGCCGCTTAGATTGATTAAATTTATTTTCTGTTATGCCAGTTGCCAAAACTCTTAGGCTATCCGACATATGGCTTGACCAGTCATGGACTGGTTTTATTTTGTAAGTTCTTTCTTTGTCAGAAAACTTACGATGGTAATGCCTTAAAGCATTGATTAATTTTTTACAGTTATCGACATCGATTAGACATCTTGGCAGCAACATCTTTACAGCATGGATGCCATCTTCGATTGGTATTCTTGGAGCAACTTTAAAACGCAACCCCATTTGATATGCAACTTCTCTCCTGGTTTTACCAGTTGTAAAATCGTGTTGGTCCAAATCATGTGGTCCATAGTTTTGACCAATGACATAATCTTTTTCTTTTATAACTTGTGCATAGTGAGGCAAAGGCTCATTAGTGTTTTCATAGCAATCAACAATGTGGATCATGTGTCCAATCTGCTGAAAAAATATTAAACTTGTTGCATCGTTGTAACCCAAATCCCAGCTAACATTAACTGGATAGCTTGGATCTATTGGAACTCTTGTGATCTGCTTTTTGTCCTCCAAAGAAGATATAAGATCGCCAAAGATAGAACCTTGAATATTTCCAATAAAGCTGCACTCATATTCTTGGTCGTACTTTTGTTGGCCCATCACAGATAATGCAGCAGCCAACTCATCATCATCAACTATCTTAGTTTGTGATGCTTTTGCAACATGTAAGAACCATTTAGGATCTGATTGTGCTTTTTGATAATAATCATAAAACAGATTGGCCATACCTTTTGGTGTTCCAACCAAAACCATAAAACCTTTTCTATCAGATAGAGCTGGAGTAATTACTTCATTAATCAGCTCTGAATTAATTTGTGCAGTCTCATCAATGATGCAGCCATCTAAATATATTCCTCTTATGCTATCTGGATTTTCAGATGACAACAGAGTTATCCTAGATCCATTTATAAAATCAGCTCTTAGTTCAGTCTGATTATATTTCATACCAGGAATATTTTTTGTAAAATGCACCAGGTAATCGTAAGCTATCTTCTTGGCCTGGCTATAAGTCGGAGCTATATAGGCATACCTTGGTTGATGATTTTTATTAGTCATGCAACACTTAATAAGCTGATTAATACATAAAACAGTTTTGCCAAACCTTCTATGACAACAGAGCAAGCTATATCTAAACTTATCTAGTTGCTCATGAATTAAGGCTTGAGACTTCCTAGGCTTATACGGAATAGTTACTTGCATTAGTGAAATGTTGGAATATCTTTTGTATGCCAGTATTTCATTTTAATTTTACCAAATACAAAGTCAGCAAACTCTAAAATATCTTTTTGCTCTTCAAAGCCATCAAAGGATATGACAAGCTCATTGTTAAATGTTGTAAAGCTATATGCCGATACGTTCTTGTATTTATTCTTAATCTTTTTGTTCATGTGTTTGTGTCTGTGTGTTTTATCGGTATTTAATCGTATAAGAGAGCCGCACAGTTTTTTATGGTGTGGTACTTAATTTAATTTTCTATATTTTCTGCCAGAATATCAACATCCATTGATGGTCAGTCAACAACTCTAGCAAGCCAGGCTTAACTTTTAAAAGATTGGTAGTACCATATAGTGAATTAGATCTTAGCCTAACCTCATGACGCAAGGAGCAACTTTGTTTGTTCTACTAACTACCGACCTCTACATCATTCGGAGTTACATCAACAACATCCTTATCATCAGTAGTCCACTTGATCTCTATGTTTGTTTCTTGCTTGATCTCTTGTCTATCACCATAGACTGAGATTAACTTAGATGCTAACCACTTGGCTAACTGAACCTTCTCTCGAACAACCATGATGTTACGATTGTCAGCATGTTCCAGTTCATCCATTGCTTTTTCAATATAAGATTGAGCACCGATCCGTCTTGCTTCTTGAATACTATTGGCAAACTCTTTGTGTTGAGCAATCCATTTATAAATCTTTGTAAGGCTTGGCATATCCTTATCTCTAGCAATACGAACTAAAGGAGTTCCAAGCATTAAGTCTTGGCAAATACGTTTAGATATTTTCTCTGTTAAGACTAGCTCTTTGGTCATTGTATTTAATTATATTATTGGCAGATCTTGCCTTACCTTCTTTAGTCTTAGGTCCAGTAGAATAACCACCATGTACTCTACATCTTATTCTACCATTCTTCATTAGTATTCCAGGAGCCATACAAGGTCTCTTACCTTGCTTGGTCAATGTTTCACAAGCCAGTTTGAATTTCATTGCTTTGATTAACTGTATGAAGATACTAATTCAATCAGCTTATCATGTACTGTTTTCAATCAGTCCTTCTTATTTTACATCTGTTGGATAACTTTTCAACTATGATGTTTTCCTATGTTGGATTTTTATTTAAAAATATTTGAGGATTAACTAATTAACTAAACTTTTTGATTATTATGTCAATACTACTAGCAATAACTTTATTTGATAGCTTATCCAATACTGTCTCATACATTCGCTTAACAGTAGTTCTATTGATACCAAAATACTTTCCAATAACAGTCCATTTATTTCTGTTGGCTCTCATCCAAAATATCTTACGCATCAATGTTGCATCATCTGTAATATCTGTTTCAATCATCAATAACAAATCTAATGCTGTATCATAGTTTTGCATTTGCTTTGGAGTACCTCTAAGTTTTAATTTTGGCTCAACATGATAACCCCAGTCTCTTTTATCATAATAAGTTTCTAATATTTGATACATGCTAGGACATCTATTATTTGATGGCTTTCTTATAAATTTTTCTGCAATAGCTGCATCATATAAAATATTAACAATGTTAGATCTTACAAATAAGTATCTTTGAAGATCATGCTCTATTTTTGATAACATCTCTTAGGACCCATGGATATAATAATTGACTTGATTTAATTTTATTTAACTCTTCTGTTGGCAAATCTTCTAATTGATCCTGGAGCTCCCAGCGATCTAGACCTGGATATAAATATTCTTTATTTAATTCTTTACGATGTATTTCCTGGAAATGATTATTAAGTGTTGCAAAACCTTTGTTGGAAAACTTTTTAAATCCTATAGTTTCAATAAAATTTTTATGGCTTGGCATATCAAAAGAAATATATTTATCTTGTTTGATACTAATCAATGGATGGTCATCTAATTTAATTTTAGATAAGTTAATTAAAATTTCTTGAACTTCTTTTTTTGTTAATTGAAACAAACCAGCAATATCAACTATTCTAATGAAGGCAGATCTTTTTGTAATATTATAGTTTGAGCAAAGATAATGATAAATTCTAAATTCCTGGTCCGATAGAGCTGCTGTTAATATTTTAGGATCCGTTAAGTAAAACTTTGATGTAGTCATGCTGCCTCCTGAAGTTAATGTTGTATTCGTTATTTTCAGTTACTCGTTTCAATAAATAATTTTTTGCTTTGCAATCTGGTATATGTTTGACCACTTTATATTCTAGGTACTGGAGCATCTGATCTGTTGTTAATCGCTGTCTCTGTCCATCTGTGAGCTGATTTTTGATATGAAATTCAGTGATTTCTCTGTTTTTAGTGTTTTCGTCTACTGTGTACCAGATTGTAAAAAAAGGAATATTGGCCGACCTGGCTATAAATTTATAAGGCCGATACAGCCAATGCGATTTAGATTTAAACTGATTATCTTTATTATAAATGTGATCCGCTATCATTAATGGATGAGCACATGCTGGACAAATAGATAGTTGGTCAAGATCTGTATAAGCAATGCCATTGTGAGCTTGTCTATGCCAGTAAGAAAACGGAGTAACTAATTGATTAAAAAATTGATCTCTTGGCATATATTGAGATCTAATTTCCTCAGATAACTTGTCAAATAAAAAAATATAACATTAAAAATTACCCATTTTAGGTTTATTTAGAGTAAATATTGTTTTCACTACAACTTTTGATAATGCGTAAAGTTTGCGTCTATTATAAAATCCTATTGTTATATAATTACAAATAATTATTAATTTATTTGTTATGAAAATAGATCAAAAAAAAAGAACTAAATTTTTAATATCACAAACAAAAAAAATGTTCTCTGCAATTAATATTGATATTGATTTTGATATTGGAAAAGAAATGCTTCAAGTTTTTTCAAGAGACAATATATTAAATTTAAGACTATCAAATAATTGTTCACAATTAGGTTACTTCTCCATAGATATGAACAGATGGAAAATATTAAATTTAATGATCAATAAAAATGCTAAAGGTGAAACATTTTACAAATATAAAATCATTAAATATCTAAAAATAAGTTCAAGAACTTTTGATCAAATTATAAAAGATGCTGTTGATGCTGGATTTTTTATTTACGCAGATCCAATTAAAAAAAAAAAAATAAATAAAAATGTGAAAAATCTTAGACCATCTGAAAAATTAGTTATTGAATTTACGAGGTACAATGTACTTAGATATAAAAGAGCATTAAAAACTTTTGCAAGGTATGGCATTAAATAAAAACGAATTTTTAAAACCAGTTGAAGTGCAGCATGAGTACGGATTAAAAGTAAGGATGTTATCTTATTTTAGAGAGTGCAGTATGGATGAAGGAGTTTTAAGAGGACCAAACTTTTTAAAAGACGGAGAAGTTGTTTTATATAAAAGAGAATGGATTGAGAATTATATTCATTCTAAACAACCTTTTGCACCAGTACAAACTGAACAATCTGAACAAAAACAAACAAAGACAGCAACTATACATAAGTTGCAAAAATAACAAATCATAACAAAGCTACATCGTAATTACATTTAATAGGAATAAATCTTATTTTATGAAACTTAATGATAAAATTAAGACAAACGAATTACCAGATGCTTTAGCTGAAGCATTAAATAAGACACTTCCTCTTTTTGCAAAAAAATTAAAAATTAATCATGGATCACCAACTCAATTTGCTATTCCTGATGCAGCTTGGCTTTTTAAATATGTTGTTATGGACCAAGAAATGCGAAGAGAATTACTTCCAAGCAATGCAGCTATGGAAGCTGGAAAGAGAGTAGGTGGTGTATTACAAAAAATTTATGCAGATACAATTTATGATACTCATCCATTAACAAAAAAAATTGCACCTAGAGATAATAAAAAAGTATCTATAGAAGTTGCTCTCCAGGAGGAGTTAGAGTTATTTAAAGAGTATGAAGCAACAGATGAAAAAGATAGCGATAAAAAAATAAAATATTTAGAAGAAATCCCAGAAGTAATTACTCATGCAAATTCTGGTTTAAAAGAGTTAGGTGTAACAAGTCCTTGTACTTGCGAAAGACAAATATCATTAGATCAGTTGGAAGGTTTTAGCTCTCCGTTGTTACCAGTCGTTGGTCGTATTGATTTTGATTTCGTTCAATCTGGATCTGATGTCCTTGCATTACCAGAAAAAGTGGTTGAACTAAAAACGAAATGGTCTCGTTTAGGTAAAGTTAAAAAGGATGGTACTAGAAGTTTCTTACTAACACCAGTACCAGTTATGCCTAGCTTTAATCATGTTGTCCAGGTTGCGTGTTATGCAGCTCATTTTAATTTTAAAGTTCCAGCATATTTACTTTATGCAACTAAAGAAGGTTATGTAATTTTTGATAGCAACAACTCTCATCATCTTACAGTTGAAGGAATGAAAAAAAATTTACAAATTTTATTTAATACTTTTAGAAGAAGAGAAAAAATACTTAGTCTGTTTGAACATTTAACTAGAGAAGAAATTATTGAAGAAGCTGCTGCAATGATGGATATGAATTTGGATCATCCGTTTGCTTGGAATGGCATGCCAGCTGAATTATTAAATGAAGCAAAGGCATTGTGGAAACTATGAGAAAACAAACATCTGATTATATCCAATACAGATTGGACCAGAGGCAAAGACAATTAAAAATTAAATTAATTAAAATATTAACAATTACAATAATAGGAGCAATAGCCTTATGGCTGATACAGATAAGCTAGTTCAAGCAGTAAATGAATTTAAAAAAAATTTAAACGGAAAAACTATTCCAATTCATGGAAAAGAATATGCAACTGTTGCATTAAGAGTAGCTATAGCAAGAAGAGTTCTTGGAACTGATTTAGATATAGTTACAAAAATTGTAAGCATAGACAAAGAAACTGTCGTCATGCAAGCAGATATATTTATTAATGACAAACATATTGCGACTGGCCATGCAGAGGAAAAAAGAGCTGCATCAAGAATTAATCAAACATCAGCTTTAGAAAATGCGGAAACGAGCTGTGTAGGTCGTGCCTTGGCATTCTGTTCATTTATTTCAGATGGAATAGCAAGTGCTGAAGAAGTTTCAGCTGCAATCGTGCAGCAAGACAAAAAGATCCAGGAAGCCTTAAAAGAATTAGAGGCTGCGTCTCACAAAGGATCTTACACCGAATGGCTAACTAAACACAAAGTAATGATTGAAGGATTAAAGACAAATAATCCTCCAGCTTATGCACAATTACTTGAAGGTTTTAAAGCCGCAAAAAATAATCTGAAAACCAAAGGAGCAATTTAATATGTCAGATTTTGATTTAAACACAGCAGATGCTGCACCAAAAAAAGAAAGACCAGATCTTGGAGCTGCTTTTATAGCAACTAACAAACAATCTCCAAGTTCTTACGATATGTCTGGAACAATAGTTATAGATGGAGTTAAACATAAGTTCGGAGCCTACCAGCAGAAAGCAAGTGGTAAAGGTAAGATGGCTGCTGGAACAGTTTTTTATACTTTTTACAGAGTAGAGAAAGCAGATGATCCAACTTCATTTAACCCAGCTGAACTAGAGGCATAAAAGTGAATCCAGATAAATTTAAAAGTGTAGCGATAAACATCAAGACTTATCAAATGCTTGAAACACTTTCTCAGAAAAAATTTGAGATGCCAATTAGCATGTCAAAGACTGTAGAGTTTTTTATCCAAAAGGCTCATACAGATTTCAAAGGTAAGGATGACAAGAAAAAATCTTAACAGGAGGCTAGATGAGTTAGAGAAATCCAGGCAAGAGGATTATGGATCATTCAATGGCAATATGAAAAAAATTGCTGATGCTTGGTCCATAATTTTAGAACCATATCTAAAAACCAACTTGCCAGGATTTTTAGTTCCGTTGATGTACGCACAAGCAAAATTAATTAGAGCAACCAATAAGTTTAAAGAAGATACTTACGATGATGCTCTAGCTTACTTAGTTCAAGCACATGACATGCACAAAGAAAAATCACAAGAGATTAATACCGATGAGTTACTTGGAGTGGAAACTAAACCAGGAAATGGCTTATCGAAACACTATTGATAACGATGATAAATTTAAAATTGAATATAAGGAGTATTTAAAAAATGAGCTCAGAAAAAAGAAACCAGAATAATATTGTAAATTTTCCAGGAACAGTCAACACAGCTGTTGATGAACAGCATAAAGAAATTGTTAAAGTGTTAGTTAATATTCAAACAAAGATGTCTGATGATAACACCTGGCATAATGCAATTTTAACAATTCCAGAAATAAAAATTTTAGCAAACTATGGAGAGGCTATGGAATTAAAACCTCTTATATCATCCAGATTAAATTCTGTTTTAGCATCAACTTTAATACGAAGAACAATACTTGAGGATCTGATATGAATAGAAAAAAAAGAGAAAGCTATCTATCAATGAGTAAAGATACTTTTTTAAATGAGGCTACTGGTCCTTATCTAAGATTAGATAGTACAGCTTGGTATTTAAAAAAATTTAAAAATAAAAAAGTTGGATTTTTTTTGAATATGAGTAGCAAATATCAACAGATGCCTAATACTTGTTTTGAGGCTACCGCTGCTAAAATACCAGATCTTAATATTCCAGCAGTTCAAGAACAAATCAAAAAATTTATGGAGAAAAATAATGAAAGCAATTAAAGACGCAGAATACATAGCATTTGCTCACATGCTTGGAGGTAATATTAGATTTTGCAGATTAAGAAATTTTAAACCGCAAAAATCTTTAGCTTTTGCAATAGGTGTTACACACCAAAACGTACAAAAATATGAAAGTGGAGACATTATTCCAACAGCATTTAGATTAAAAAAGATTGCTGATTTTTATGGAGTAAAGACAGATGATTTAGTCAGTCCAACATTTATACATGAACAAACAAAAACGAATGAACTGCTTGATAGGAGTATTCATGGCGATAGTTAAAACAACAACAGGAGAGGCAAGCTTTGTTTTAGAAGAAACATTTGAATCTAAGGAAAAAGCAACTGAAGGAACTGAGCCTGTCACCCAGGAGGTTAAACAATTAGAAATAAAAATTGATAACACTAAATGGAGAAATAATGAATAAAATTCCTTATGATTTACCTATTGATAGTAAAGTTCAAAGATTAAAAAGAAGATACCAAGGATTAAGCAGAGTAGCGGCAGCTATTAATGATCTTTATATATATGGAGTATATCCATCTAATTTTCCAAATCTTACAACAGTTCTTGAGCAAGCAAAGGATCATTGTAAAAAAATAATTAAAGAGACAAAACAGGAAATCGCTTTTGTTGAAAATCCTAATGGAATGTATGATTTAGTGATGGATGAAGTTTTAGAAGATGCAGATAAAGAAACTCCACATAGAATTAATTATCCAAAAGATGAGCCAGATGAATAAAATTTTAGAAAAAGTAATATTAGATAAGGATCATCAGTCTATAATTAAAAAAATGGATGATACAATAAAAGCTAAAGATAAAGAAATTTTGGAAATGAAAAATATAGAAACGCAGCATCAAAGAATGAATGGATTGCTGCATGAAGAAATTGCTAAATTAAATAAAGAGATATTTAAGTTAAAAAAAGAAAATGCTATATTTAAAGAAAACCTTCAAGCAGAGCTGCTAAGAGTAAAAAAATAAGGCTCTGAGAGCCACAGAGACTGCGTTTAAGCAGCCTCCATGACCTAGACTTCATACTATTTTTTTGTAATTACTTGAGAAATCAAGTTTGTGTTTAATGCCTTGCCAGTTGCTTTAGCAAGTTTGTCTTGGTCTGATTTTGAAATACCAACTAATTTATTTCCATAAATTTCAGCAGTAGTTTCATATTTTAAATGACCAGCTCTAGCCTTAACTTGATTAGGATCCAAATTATACTTCTGCATATTGCTAATTAAAGTTGAGCAAAGTTTATGTCTAAAAGTTTTAGTTGGAGATCCTTTTAGTGATGAAGATAATATTTTAACATGACCATCTCTTCTGCAAACTATCTCAGCCAATCCATGTTCAGCATAATTTTTCCAGATCTGAGCATTAATATATTTATAAGATAATGGTCCATCACCTCTAAGGCCAGGTAAAACCCAATTAGAATATTTATGATTTTTATCTAAGTATTCAAACCACATCTCAAAAAATCTAACAGCATCATCATCAAGAGGTATGTCTCTTTTGCTGCCTCTGTTTTTAGTTCGGTTTAAATAACCACCTTCTGCTTGAATATAAACACCTTGAATTTTAAGAATTTTATTATTCAGATCTACATTAGATCTTTTAATAGCAGCTAATTCAGATGCTCTTAAACCAAAGATAAACAATAAACATAATATGGCAAATCTATTAGCAGCATTTATATCATTCCACATTTGCTCATAATTAGTATTAATCATGACCATACATAAATTGTCATCCAAAATTTTAGTTTCTTTACGAAACAATAAATCATCATCTTTTGGAATTACATAAGGATAATCATAGATCTTAAATGTTTCCATATCTCGACAAACATCCCAGCCATACATATTAGCTTTACGAATAAAATGTCTAATATCCTTAACTGAATTTCTTAAAGTTTTAAAAGGAACTCCATCATCAAATGCAGCTTTTAAAAACTGTTCCATTTGCTGTAACTTAAATTCAGTCAGCAAAAGTGTTGGAGAGATATATTTAGATATTCTTAGATCGAACTCTCTTTGATACCTGGATAAAGAAGTTTGATTAATTCTATTTTTAGAATTTTTTAGATCTAATTTAGCTTGAGCAAATTTTTGAAAAGCATCATGAAAAGTTACTCCGCCTGGATCTTTTTTAATTGGAGTTGCAGATCCAGAAAGCTCAAGATTAAACATGGCTTGCTCTGCATCTGATTTTAGTTTGAATGGAGCTCCATCTACACTAATCGTTTTTCTTGTTTCGATTGATTGAATGATCCATTTATTGTTCTTAGGTGTTACTCTGTAGTTTTTTGTTTTTGTCATTGATATTCAATAACTTCATGAGATAACTTTCCAAGAATAATTTGCTCTAATATAACTAGCTGTAAGTGTTTCACTATTTGGTGTTAGTGAATAGAAGTGAAAGTTTTTTAGGAACAAACTATTTTCCGATACAATCTTGGAAAATAATAACATTTAGTTAACCTTTCTTTAGTTGTTAATTTAACAACTGGAAGGTGTTTCTAAGTTATTGATTAACAGTCAACTGCTCTACCAACTGAGCTACCGAGGAATGTTTAAAGAAACAATGTTTTATTAAACAATCGGATGACTGTCAAAATAAATTTAGCGAAAAATAATTCACTAATTTATAAAAACACAAACCAGTCAACTACTCTTATATCAAAGTTAGGATAATCTTATATAGTTAATTCACTAAATAAAGACTCACTTTTTTTTCTTTTTTTTAGCATAAGCTTTGGCTTTTTTCTTTCCAGCCTTCGTGTATGCAAACTTTTTACCTTTTACCATTGGCATAGTTTTTCTCCTTTGTATGTTTAGCCTGGCAATCCTTTTCTGGTGGATAGCCTGGAGTTTGTATTCTGCAAAATCTTAATCCTTTTTCATTGCAAATAAAATTTTCAGTTTCAGTTTTGCAATAATCACACTTAACAGCTATGACTAGCTTTTTACCTCTTTGCATTAATAATGTGTTTGATTTAATTATCTATTAATTAAAGTATCGATGTAAGAATATATCCGAGACATATCTTTATTAAGATTAAGCAACTCTTCCTGGATATGAGCTAAAGAAACTTGAAGCTCAATTATAGAAATGCAAATCCAACCACTAATTCCAGTTAAAATAAAACCAAGTATAGGAATTATATAATCGTTATTTTTTTTCATTTTTTTTATTTTTACAATTAGGAAAATCAAAAGTCATAACCTCATCTACCTTTGCAAAAGCATCATCAATAAAGCCTAAAAATTTGTATATGAATTTGTCAATCACTTGCCACCGCCTTTATATCTTGTGTTCTTTTGTTGTAATTTTTCTGATTTAGATTTTGATTTCTTATGTTTTCCTGGTCCTCTTTTTCTAGGCTTATCTCTAACGATAAAATCCTTAAACTTACGAGCCATTATTTCTTAAATATATTTGAAACTTTTATGCCAAAAGAAGCTGCTACGATGGCTCCAAAAATATAAAATATTTCAGATGGCATTGCTGAGAGAACTTTAGCCCAGTTCATAAATCTTTCTGTTTCGCCTATTAATGGCAAACTTAAAATTACTAAAAACCAAATTAAAATTATTTCATCTTTAAAACTTCCGCCAGATTGTTTAATTTTTTCAATTTGAATTTCTTTTTGACACTCAATTTCTGCATTCCTTGCAACTTCTTTTTTTTTAATATGATGCTTTAATGCACCGATAGAATTTTCAATTAATGTTTTTCCAAGTAAATTAAACAGCATTAGTATAACCAGCAGTTAGGTCTATTTGATACTTCATCTGAAGTAAGTATATCGATATGAATAAAAGTCTTTGCAATACCAAGACCAGTTACTTTATTAGCAAAGTAATCAATTAATTTTTTACGATGTTGAGAGTTTGATACATGTAGGTCAACCGATTTTGATGTTGTATGAGGTCCGTTTTCGCCAGTTGATGAAACTGCTGCATTGTGGCCTGGACATCTGTAAGCTGATGTTATTTGTAATGGTCCCAATACATCTCTTGCACTTTGCAAAAGGTCTAACAATTTAGAATAAATTGAAACATGACCACATCCACATTGACATCTAAATTCATCAAGGCTAAAGTTTTTCCACTTTTGATCCCAGTCTGATTGTTCTCTTATGTAAGTTGACATATATATTTTTAACTCCTAATTTTTTTTGAATTTCTGATTGTTGTCTTTTTTTGTGTCTGCTGGTCCTATCGGATTTCGCATCATAAAAAGTAACTTCGCCAGTTTCTTTATTGACAGTAATAATGTCTATTGGTCCTTGACCTTGTAAGTTTTCAAAAACTAAATGGTCATCATCCAACAGTTTCAGTATTGCCTCTAAATGAGCAGCAATACCTTTGTTGTAAAATTTCACTTATAATTAAAAAATCCTATTGCGGCAGCAGCTATAGATCCTAGAAATACTAGAACGCTTATAACTCCTTTGCCTTTTGAAACACTATCGGAAAGTGTATCTACTTTTTTTTCTAATCTTTGGATTGATATTAATAAATTATTCATCCGTTCAGAGCAGATCTTCTCATGTGAAGATAGTCTTATGCCTACACTTTGTTGAGCAAGTGATGTAACGGATTTCTTTTTAGGCATTATAGAACTATCGTATTAGCTTCTTCTTCAGTAAGCGGTTGACCAGCTATTAGTTTAGCTTTTGCACTAGCTATTAAATTTTCTCTAGCAGTAGCTTCTTCTTCAGCAGTAGGAAACTCTGCCATCTTAGCTTCTATGTCAGCTTTAGAAATAGGTGTTGTTCCTTCATGCCAAACTATTTCTCCATTAGCTTTTATAGTTACCTTTGCGTCTGGATTTATTTTTAATATTGCTTCAATCATTATTGTTCTACCTCTGTAACTGTTAAAGAATAACTTCCCCCATTATGAACTAAACTTGCATTAGCCGCACTACCTGCTCTAAAAAATACTTCATAAGTAATTGTATCGGTGCTTGTTGTTGTGTAACTGACAGCACCTCCTAAACTTGAATAAGTATTAGTACTAGTATTATAGCCTAATTCATATGCACCACCCCCAGCATCAATCATAGAACCAGAACCTATTTTTCTATAAAATTTTGCTCTTAAATTTGATGATGAGGCATGGCTAGATATTGAAGATATAAAGTCTACAAAAATTAAATTCCCAGATTTGGTTGGTGTTAATAATGCTTGAATACCACTTGCCACATAAGCTTGTGATGATGTGCTTATACTGCTTGTTATACTAGCAAAAGTTCTAACTTTTTGTAAAACCTTACCTTTACCAGAGTTCACTCCTAATTTTATGATAGACATATTATAACCCCATACTCTTTAGTTCTTCATCATCTAAACCTAAGTCTTTTAGCTTTTGTCTAGCTGATGCTTTTTTGTTAATTGCTGTTTGTTCAGCGTCTTT